AAATGAAAAAGGTGTCATGGTAAAGCCTCACGATCATGCAAGGGACGAAGCCGAATCGTGCGCTATTTATGCCGATGCAGCTTTTGTTTTAGCTTTCCGCGACTTTGAACAGGGTCCAGATTGGGAAGATTTCAAGACGTGGAATAAACAGAAACCTACTACCAATGGTGGGAACGATGTTTCTATTGTTGGGAGTGTTTTTTAAAAGGAAACTATGATTGAACTATATCAATGTGATTGTATGGATTACATGGCTCAATGTGGTGATAAGGTTTTTGATCTAGCCATCGCTGATCCCCCTTATTTTAACGGGCCAAATAAACTTGGCTATTATAGTGCATCTGTTTCTTCGTCTGGGGTCGTTAGGGACGGGTACAAAAAAACTAAGGATTGGGATGTCCCTGGCCAGGAATATTTTGATGAGCTTCTAAGGGTTTCTAAAAATCAAATCATTTGGGGAATAAACTATTTCAATATTAAAAATCTCGGTCCCGGGAGGATTATATGGGATAAGGTAAACCTGAGTAGTTCTTTTTCAGATTGCGAAATTGCTTACACAAGCTGCCATGATAGCATTAGATTATTTACTTACATGTGGAACGGCATGCTGCAGGGGAAAAGTATAGCAGAGGGGAGAATTCAGCAAGGTAATAAAAAACTAAATGAAAAAAGAATTCACCCGACACAAAAACCTGTTATTCTCTACGATTGGTTGTTGATGAAATATGTAAAACCAGGAATGAAAATAATCGATACGCATCTCGGAAGCGGAAGTATAGGAATTGCGGCCCATAGAGCAAATGTTGATCTTGCTGGATGCGAAAAGACCAAGGAAATTTTTGATTCAGCAAAAGAACGAATCGAAGCAGCACAAAATCAACTAACATTCTAAACCAAATCATGTCAATAATGTCAATTTGGAGATATATCTCAAATAAAACTTGACACTATTGACAATTCCCCGTTATAAGTTGAGAAATACCTCAATCCTAACAGCGGGGAAATATGCTCAAAAAGAATACCACGCGCAAAACCGTTACTAAAACGGTCATACCTACAGCACCAGCCAAAGTTTTATCCGATAAAGAAATCGTCCAAGAAAAATTCAAGTTTGCAAAGCCCGATAAGCGGAAAAACTGTTTCTGTATTCTGGATAAAAAAGACGGTGTTCCCGTTCATTCCGGACTTGCAAAATCAGAATCAGACGCATGGAAGAAAGCAGCCCACGGAATCCTCTAATGGGTGCGCCTTTCACGCAAGCAGAAATCCAAGCCGAGATTGACAACTGCAAAACGCGGCTCCGGGAATCAATGGAAGCCCAACAGTATAGTTACGATCAAGGCCCGGTTGGACAATTCGGGGTTCAGAAAGGTGATGTCAAAAAGATCAAAGAGGTTATGCAATATTGGATTGACATGATGGACGAATATTATCCGACAGTTTTCCAGCCAGCATCAAATATTACTTTTAACGAAATCGGGTTCAAACAAGGCTAATGGCTAAAATAAAAGAAACCGGACTAGATAAAGTTATTCAAAATGTCTTCCCTGGCTGGGGAGCAAAGCGGTTACAAAGCCGGGTCAATGTCGCTATGCTCTCAGGAGCGTTTGAAGCAACGCGGCCCGGAAACCGCCCGTTTGACGGATTCACTCAGTTTATGACTTCCCCGAATTCAAGAGCCACAACTTTAGAACGTCAAAAGCTGATCAATTTTAGCCGGTTTCTCTGCCAGTCTGGAATAGGTTCAGCCATCACAAACCGACTCGCTGATCATGCTATCGGGTCAGGCCTGGTTTTCCGATCTTCGATTAATGCTGAAAAACTCGGACTAAATGAAGATCAGAAAAAAGCGAAGCAGAAAGAGTTTACTAATTTCTGGAAATCATTTTTCCAAGGTGAGAATGGTCATTACGAACGAATGTATTCAGGTGGTTATCTTCAAGGCGTAGCTTTTAAAAGTATGTTAGAAGGCGGTGATTGTTTCCCGCTTCCTGTGAAGAAAAAACCACGGGTCAGTCACAAATTCCCCTTCGCCTTGCAGATATTAGAATCGGAACGGGTCCAGACGCCAAGAGGATTAGAAAACGATAACCAGTTTTATCAAGGCTTCCAACGGAACGCAAACGGGATACCGGTCAAGATATGGACTTCAGACAACAAGGGCAAGTTCGGTCAAGCGGATTCCGGATATTTTAACCCGGATGAGTGGGCAAGCAGGAATATTTTCGGGTCAAATACCGGAATCAGGCAGGTTTTCCAGCTTAAAAATCTGGCACAAGACAGACCCGGAGCATTGAGGGGAATCCCTCTTTTAACTCCCACAATCGGATTGATTATTGACCATCAAGAACTAACAGCATCAGTTTTACAATCTGCCAAGATTCAATCGATATTTGCGGCATTCTGGACAGGTGGCGGGGCGGCTCCAAAAATGGGCGGCGCTCCAACGAATAACCAAACAGCAAAGACTACTTCAAGTTTTCCCAGGATAGACCTGACAAAAGGGCAAATCGTTGATTTAGCCGGGACAGATGCGGAACTTAAGGCGTTTGAAAGCACACAACCGAACGGGAATTTTACAGACTTCCAAATCCATATTATCAGCTTAATCGGTGCAATCTCAGGAATCCCGAAAAGCGTCATCCTACTCTGGATGGACCGAAACTACTCGGCAAACAGAGGGGAAGTCGCAATGTTCTGGATTACGGTTCTTAGGAATAGGGTAGCTTTTATCCTGCAATTCCTTTTCCCATTTTACGAATATTTGCTTTCCTGGGGGGTGGCTTCCGGGAATATTTCGGCTCCGGGGTTTTTCGATGATCCAGAAATAAAAGCAGCCTGGTTGGGCGATCCTGTTCACCAGTTTTCAGGGCCGAGAATGCCAAGCCTTGACGTTGAGAAGGAAGCTAAGGGAATGACAGCCCTTAGAGATGGCAGGTTCAATTCTACCCGGGGATTGATTGAACAAAGTTCCGAACTGGATCCGGACGCGGTATTTGAAGAGATCAAGGAAGAGGAAGAGGACGGGATTATTGAAGCCGTAGCGACTCAGACAAAACAATTAATAGCTGAAAACGAAATCGAACCAAAAGAAGGTGCTGACGATGACTAACACAATCGAAATTGATGGAATCATAGGGTGGGACGTTTACCCTTCCGAAATAAGCGCCCAACTAAAGAGTTTTAAAGGAAAGCCTGTTGATATTTTATTTTCATCTGATGGTGGGTATATTTCGGACGGTCTGGCAATCTTCAACCATATACATGACTACGAAGGGCACACGACTGCCATAATAATAGGGATGGCCGCGTCGATGGCTTCATATATCCCACTGGCAGCGGATAAGGTAATCGCAAAATCTAATGCGGTTATGATGATTCATGATCCATTAATGGGAACTTACGGAAATCAGAGCGAACACGAAAAATCTGCTAAAATACTTGGTGGTTTTGCTAATATGCTCTCAAATATTTACGCACAAAAAACCGGTAAAAGCCTTGCAGAAATCCGGGGGATAATGAGAGAGGAAAGTTTCTTTTTCGGTTCTGAAATATTAGATGCTGGGCTTGTTGACGAAATTGACGAAATTGAGGTTAGCGACAAAAAGAAAGATGACGTCATAATTGACGCAATGCTCAGATTCGAAATGGCGTCAAAGAGAATTGAAACCAAGCCCGAAGATTTCACAAAAATAGCAGCATATTTGCCAAAAGCTGACAACACGCAGACTTCCATTTCCACGCCGGGGCGTCCGGCTTTTTCAAACATCCAAACGGAGGAAAAACGTATGGATAAAAATCAATTTAAGGCCGAACACCCGGACGTTTACCAAGAGGCGGTTGACGATGGTAAAAAATTGGGTGCTGAAGCTTCTAAGGAAACAGCGAAAGCCGAAGGGCAAGCCGCCGGTATTTTGCTTGAACGAAAGCGTATTTCGGAAATCGAGGCGCTTGCAATGCCTTCCGAATTTACGGCAAAGGCTAAAACAGAAGATTGGAGCGCGGAACATGCAGCTTCTGAATATCTGAAAGCG